TCAGCAAGAGGGCATTGACGTAGCGAAGCAGAAAGGCGTGTACAAAGGCCGCAAGCCTACCGAGTATGACCGCAACCTCTTTGACGTTCTCCATGCGCAGGTCGAGAAACGTGTCCTGACCGTCACGGAAGCAGCCAAACAGCTTGGCGTAACCCGTCAGACATGGTATCGGATTGCTGAACAGAATAGGTGAAAGCATGAAGAAAGGCCTTTACAAGCGAAAGACAACGGGCAAGTGCCACTATTGCGATTACAGATGTCGAAAAGGGCATAGATGCTCGTGGTACAAGCAGTATGTCAAGAAAACTATTGGTTCTGGTCTGAAACGTGTTTTTGACATTGTTCGTTTTAGCGAATAAAGCCAAATAAACTGCACATTCTATTCGTTAAAACGAATCACAGCAAATAAATTTCCAAAACAACACTAAAAATCGAATATTTTATATACGCAGTTTTGGCGTTCTTTACCTTTAGCGGTGGAGGACGCCATTTTTTATGCAATCAAAACAGTGTATCGCTATCATTGACAGCATCAAAGCCTATGCAAAGCAAAATCCGACCGAAGCACAGGTCTATGAGGACTGGTTTCAAGCCATTGTGAATCTGCGGTCTTCCCTGCCAACAGAGCAGCGATTCGATGCCTACAAATACTCTAGTGAACTGCGCTCTGTCTGCGCATCCGTCATGGGCAAAATGGCAAGCGGCGAGGACGTGGCAAAGGTCTATGATATTATCGGGCGCACCTACCTGTTTGAAGCAAAGGATGTGTTCGATAGTTATTGCATCTATCTGGAATGGAATCGTGCGCCGGAGAAGAAGTTTTATCAGCCACGTAGACGGGTGCTGAAAGTGCTGGCAAACGACCTAGAAGACCTGTTTTATAAGCGGATTGACTTCTTGGGAGTTAGTCTTCCCGCGCGTGTCGGCAAGCTTTTGAGCGATGATACGCCGATTTTAACCAGAAATGGCTGGAAGAATCACGGCGATTTGCAGGTTGGCGATGAAGTTATCAGCCCGAAAGGCCAGTTCGTAAAGGTGCTTGCCGTGTCGCCTAAGAGCTACGCAAACATTCGCTGCCACTTCTCTGATGGCACGTATATTGACTGTCACGAAAACCACGAGTGGCCTGTTTACAGTAAACATTCTAATGGTTTTAGAGTGCTCGAAACAAAGCAAATGATGAATGACTTTGAATCGGGGAATCCGGGGCATCGTGGTCACAGATATTTTTATTATTCCCCTGTCTGCAATTTTGTTGAGGGAGAATATAAGGAGCTTCTTGTTCCTCCGTATACATTAGGCGCATGGCTTGGAGATGGAACAAATCGAAAACCTCTCATTTGCGAATCGAAGCAAGATAGATGTATCATCGAAAGAATCGTAAATGATGGATATGCTATCGGGAATTATTACGTTCATAAGACAACAGGGGTAGAATATTTTCATTTTGATGGTCTTCGTGCCGACTTGAAAAAGATTGATATGTGCTATCGTTCTACTCGATGTGTGAAACATATCCCAGAAGAATACTTCACGGCAAGCATTGCGCAACGTATGGAACTGCTTGCAGGGCTACTTGATACAGATGGAATGCTCAAAAAAGGCGAAAATAGATATTCTTTTTCTACGACAGAGCCACAGCTGCGTGACGATTTTACCACACTGGTTTCTACTTTTGGTTGGCGTTGTTCCGTGACTAGCTGCGCTCCTCGCGTTTCTTCTAGTGGTGTTCATGGAAGAAAAACGGTATATGTTATTTCTTTCAACCCAACCTGTCCTATTCCCTGTGTCGTTCCTCGTAAGCAGTTAAAGGAGTTCTCCAAACCTCGCCGTGTGGCGTTCTGTGGCTTTGAACGCATCGAACCGAAACAGGGCAACTGCATTCAAGTCGAGGGTGGCATGTATTGCGCTGGCAAACGGCTGATTCCTACCCACAATAGTACGCTGTGTATCTTCTTTATTACATGGCTTATGGGCAACCGTCCTGACGTTGCATCGGTTATGAGTGGACATTCTGACAAGCTGACGAATGGTTTCTACGGCGAAGTGCTGTCTATTATCACTGACCCTGTGACCTATAACTGGGGCAAAATCTTCCCTGACGTTCAGCTTGTGGACAAGAGCGCAAAGGACGAGAGCGTTGACCTGAACCGCAAGAAGCGTTTCCCTACATTGACTTGCCGCTCCATCGGTGGCACTCTGACTGGTGCTGTTGAGATTGGCGAGGGCGGCGTGTTGTACAGCGATGACTTGATTGAGGACTTGGAAGAAAGCCTGAATGTGGAACGTCTGAACAACAAGTACGATGCCTACCTGAACCAGTTGAAAGACCGCAAAAAGCAGGGCGCATTGGAACTGATGGTCGGTACTCGCTGGAACGTGCTTGACCCTCTAGGGCGCATCCAGAACCAGTATGCGGACAACCCGAAGTATCGCTTCCGGGTCATCCCCGCTGTGGATGAAAACGGACACAGCAACTTCAATTATGACTACGGCGTGGGCTTTGACGATGCTTATTATGCCGATATGAAAGCTAGCATTGACGATGCTACATGGTGGGCAAAATACATGGGCAAGCCTTATGTGCGTGAAGGTCTGCTGTTCCCTGCTGATGAACTGCGGTATTTTAATGGTGTTCTGCCTGACGGTGAGCCTGATCGGAAGCTCATGGTCATGGACATTGCATGGGGCGGCGGTGACTTCACAGCTTGTCCGATTGCCTATGTGTACGGTGATGCCGTGTTCATCCCCGACCTTGTGTTCAATAACGGCGATAAGACCGTGACCCGCCCAGAAGTCGTGGGCAAAATCATCCAGCACAAAATTAACGTGGTGCGTGGCGAAGCGAACAACGGCGGCGACGCATACTGCGACGTGGTGGATAGGCAGCTCCGGCAGCAAGGCTATCACTGCTCTGTGCGCAGCCAACGTGCGCCGAGTGGGCAGAGCAAGCTGTCC